TATCTCTTTTAAAAACGCTATTATTTCGTCTTTCTCTTGCTGTTCTTTACTCATTTCGTACCTATCAGCAAATTGCCCTTCAATGCTAAATCCTTTTACTTCGCCGTTTTTAACGCTTTGCCATACCTCATCGTTGTTTACCTTCATTGAAATCATCCAAGTCCCTTTTGGTAAATTAAAACCATATAATCGGCTTTTATCCTTTTTATCGTCTTCAATTATCCAACTTTCGACAACTGACATACCTTTGAGCATTTCTTTTTCATGTTCGTAAGTAGCATTGTTTTGATTAGAACGCATTAAAAATAATTCGCTTGCTTTGCGTACCGTTTTTTCGCTAAAATAAATATAATACTCTTTGTCTTTATTGGTTCGGTATATCTGTTTGTTAGGTATTAAAGCCGCACCCATTAAAATACGTTTTTCGCTATCTACCTCCTTAAGTTCTATTTCGTGTTTATTTAAGTAAACAAAATTTTCTTCTATTGCGGGATCGCGTACAACTGAAACAGCATTTATACCGTATTCGTCTTTTGTTTCGTCAATTAATAATTCAATTATTTCCATAATTAATAAACTTATAAAGTAGCGTTTTGTACCCTGTTTCTGTCTAATGCTTGTGCGCTTGTTACTTCCCCACTAACGACATACGCCTGTAACGGTTGTTGTTGTAATTGTGCGAGTTGGTTTATTCCCGAACCGCCTATTGTACTAAAATTAGCCGTTATCGAACCTGACGCTGCTTTGTCTAATTCATCATTACCGCCGCTATCTCCACCTCCACCGCCTTCAAATTTCGAGTTTGCTATTTTTATAATATTTGCAGCCCCTACCGCAGCGGCAATACCTGCTTCGACAAAATTTGCGCTTGACGCTATTTTAGCCACGTTACCCCCACCCGTTAAGGCAGCAGTAACAGCCATTGCAGTATTTGTTATTGCAGCAGCTAAATTAAACGCTTTTTGTATTCTAAATTGCCTTTTGGCGTCTTTTTCATTTTTAGTATTAAACGAACCCGCTAACTCTGATAATGCGCTAAAAGATTGCGCACTTAAATCGAGAGTTTTTTGAGCTAATTGTAATTTTCTGTCTTTTTGCTGTTGCGTATATTTTGCATCAATATCGTCTAAATCTTTGTTTAATTTAGTCGACATATTTTTAACGGCTTGGTCGTATATGCCTTGTGTAATTAAATTATTATCAAGTTTGTTTTGTAAATCTTGAGCTTCTTGTAAATATGCTAAACGTCTTAATTCTCTTTCTTTTTCTTGTCCCTCTTTTAACGCTTCAATTCTAATTTTTTCACCTTCCATAAACGCGGCAAAATTTGCCTCGTCTAATTTTTTCATGTCTGCAATTTCTTGGTCATTTCTTTGTTTTTTTTCGTCTTCTTCTATTTGATCGTATTTGTCATTAATTGCTTTTTCATCTAAGCGTTTACTTTCAATAGCTTGATTACTAAGTTTGTCGTAATCATCTTTTTTTAACTTACCTTCTTTAAAGTTTTTATCAGCTTCTTGTTGCTCGTATTTGTACTTTATTCGTAGCGCATCTAAATCTTTTGCACGACCTTCCGCCATCAAACGATTATTTTCTTCTTCCATTTGACGCGTAATATCTATTTGTTCTTGTGCTGCGCCCTGTTCTGTATTTACATTGTTTTGCGCCCCTTGTTGAGTGCTTTGTTTTATTTGTAATAAAAAGCCATCCCTATCGCTTTTCATTTGCGCTAATCCTTGTTTTGCCTGTTTTATCGCAGCATCACTTTCGGATTTAACTTGTTCTGGGTCAAATAAAAATTTACTTCCTATATCAGCAGCCATTGTTGTTAATTTAGTTATTTCGTCATTTATATTTATGGCTGTTATTTGACCAAATCCTAATGCTTCACTTACTGTATTTGCTGTTTTTAATACTAAATCTATTGGTGTTGTTAATAATCTTAATCCTAATGCACTGAACTCTGTTGCACCACGAATAATATTTTTAGTTATTTCCTGATTACGCTTTGCCGCTGCAACCTCAAGTTTAGACGTGTCCTCAAGTCTTTTTAAATCTACTTCAGCAAGTTTTATAGCCGAGTTTAATTTATTAATTTTTAATTGTAATATTTCCTTTTCTGATTTACTTTGTAACTTTAAAGAATTTTCTTGTAATTGAAAATTGTCGTAAGTTTCTTTTGCTGCTTGAGCATTTTTTGCTGATTCTTTATTTAATTTCTTTTGTTGTTCGGTAACACCACTTACTGCGCCTTTTATGTCGTCCCAATATGCAACTAAAGCGCCAACGGCAATTAATAATACCCCTATTCCAGTAGCCGCTATTCCAGTTCTAATTCCCTTTAAAGCATTACCAGCAACTACACCTAAATTTTGAAAAGCACGCCCAGCATCTTCTAATCCCTCTAAACCTTGAGCTAAAGCCATTGCAGCTTGAACTTTAAGCATTGTTTGTTGTACCGCTTCACCTTCGACACCTACTAAAGCTAAACCGCCTTCAATCGCACTAAAACCACTTGCAACAGTAGTCATGGCTTTATTCATAGCAATAAAAGCACCTTCGCCTTTAAACGACTTCATTAAATCGTTTGTGTCTTCTATTTGGTCTTTTAATTCAGCAGCGCGTTTAGCAGCTGCAACCGCTTCATCGGACATTTCACCGTAAGCAGCAGCCATTTTTTGAAGTTCAACAACCGCTTCTTTATATTGTTGTTTTAGCGTTTTGCTATTGTCTTGTATCTCTAATTCAATCGTTCTTTTTTCAGCCATTGTTTACGCTTTTCTTGTTTATAAATCTTTTTTAAATCGTCCGTTAGTTCGTGTTTTCCTTTCGCTACATCTACTATTTCACTAACCCCAAAAAAGTCATCACTTTTTAAAAGTTCTATAATAAATTTTATCATATCTGTAATATTATTAATTCAACTGCTTGCGAACTATCTAAAAACGTGTATAACGCTTGTACGTTTATAATATTTACTTCGTACGCTTCGCTAATTACGTCAAAATATTCTTCGCCTATTAAAAAATCATCGTTTTCAGCTACTATATTTTCCATCGGCGTTGGCGTTACTGGTACGCATATTTCTACGGCTTGACTTGCTGTTATTGTGCTTGGCGTTATTGTTACTCCCGCAGTTGCACAAGTTAAATCGCATTGCGACGCGCCGTGCGGTAAGTTTATAGATACTTTTATACATTGCGCTTGTCCGTCTAATTCGTAAGGTTTGTTACCATTTATAACCCCACCAATCACGCTTCTAAAATCTAAGTACAAAACAAAATCAACTTCGCCTGTTGTCAAATTGCTTTTCATCTCGTTAATAATATACCTTTTGTCGCGTATTATTATTCGGTCATTTAGCTGTAAATTAGTTAATAAGGAAACGGGCAAAATAGTTTTAACATACACAATCCTATTTTTTAAATTGTATAAGTTAGATAAATACGGAAAATAATACGTTGCATATAACCCGTATTGTATTGTTTCGTTATGTATTATGCTGTTATCCGCACCAAAATTTAAACTAAATTTAGTATTGTTATGCGTATAATCCTGTCCGAATAACATATATTCGCTTATTGATTGCGTAGCAACACCATCGTTAAATGCAATATCGTGTACTAAACTGTCTGATATACCGTATTGATATAATAAACAAGGTTTTGGAACATAACTTTCATAATTAGCGTTCAAAAAATATCCTAAGATTGCGTAATCGCCAGACGGGTCTGTAGTTCGCGTAAATAACAAATTTTCAAACGGGCTTTCTACAATATATTCTTCTCCGTCGTAGTCAAATTGATATTCTACATTTCCATAATGTAAGCCGTTTGTAGCAAAATAATTTTTATTTGTAAAACTTTCCGATTCTTGATATTTAAAAGCTATTTTTTTATACAACTTTATTGTTTCAATATCTATTGAATTTATGTCAGTATATTCAGTTATATCAACTAAAGCGCCTTGACTGTACCAATCGTCTAAAGGTAAAATTTCGTATTTGTTTTGTTCTGTTGAAACACAAGTGCAATTAAATTCTTTTAATACGCCTGCAAAAAAATCTGAAATTTTCATATCAGGTACATAAGCGTTTAAATTTATATTGCCTAAAATACCCGTTTGCACAGTTTGTATTATAGCTATTGAATTTGTAAAATTATTAACGCTAATAAAACCCTGTATTTGGTAATTAATTTGACAATCAACATTCATCGCAGCGGTAGCGCGTAATTTAAAGGTAAAATTAGTATTTAACCCTGAAGTGTTTTGTATATTAATATTAAATAATGGGGGTCCTGTAATTGTTGTCGTAAAAGTTTGGTAATGATTATTATCTTGATAAACGTCAATTATTAAATTTCCTGGAGCGCTAATTATATTTATTTGTATTTCTATTAAATGATTTATTATATTATCATTAAAATTTTTAACATTAATTGTATTTGTGTCTAAATCTACAAAATCTTCAGCATTCAGATTACTTAATGTACTCCAAGAAGGGTCATTAAACGTATTTTTTTGAATAAAATCTAAATCGTTTGCTATTGTTTGAAATAAAAATTCGTTTGAGTTTTTGCATTGTAAATACAAATTATTAAAACGGTCGTCTTCAAATATTGCTCCAATAAATTGTACTCCATATTTACTTGCAATTAATTCAAATAACCTTACAACTTTAATGGCTGGAAATAACTCGGTAAATTGTATTTTATGCGCATTTTTTGTAATATCATTTGGACCGTTATCGTTATACGTCCATAACCTTGTATTTGCTATTAAAGGAAAACGCACGTCGTAATCTGAAGAATCTAATATCCTAATTAATACTTCCGTTCCGTCGTAAGGAAAAGTAAAATCCTTTAACTCTAATAAATTTAATTTATCTTCGCCAAATTTATCTTTTAAACTTTTTAGTTCGCCAAAAAAACCTATTTGATAATTATCTACATAACCGTTTTTTATATTTGATTTTTCTAAGCGTATTTTACCACGCCTAAAAAAAGTTAAATCAATTTCGATATATGCGTTGCGGTTAGTATTGTGGTTTATTAATGAATTGCCTGTTAATACGTCTCCGACATCGCTTTGATAAAAATGTTTAAATATAGCATTGTTAATCGTTGAAGCGGGGACGGTAAAACTTTGCGAATAATCGGTAAAAACTTTGCTTATGTCAAATATGTTTTGAATACTTGAATTTACGGTTATTTGTTCGTCTTGAAATAATTCTACTTGTTCGTAATCGCCCGATCCAAAAATAGGTTCAATCCATAAACTAATTTTTCTTTTCATTAAATTACATTATTAATAAGGTCGTAAGCAAAATTAAATTCTAATTGATAGTTAATTAATTTTTGGTTTATATGTTTAAATAATTCAGTTTGTTTTGTGTTTAAAATAGCAGGATAATTATTTATTAATATTTTTTCACTTAACATTAATTGTTTTAGTAGTTCGTTGTAACTTTCGCTTACCCAGTCGGTATTTACTTTTATCGTCTTTTTGCCGTTTGCATTAAATACTTTTCTTTGACCCTCAAGCGTATTGTAATTAGCGTAATCGCTTTGCATTAAATTATATTCCGTGTTTTCTATTGATATTGAATTATTTATAGTACCGTAAAAATAAGTACGTTGCCAGCAACCGTATCTATTTACAAAGTCGCAAACGACTGGCTCATACCTACAATTTAAGTAAGGTTTAAAATAAGCAGTCCACAAAACAGCGTCAGACGTATCTAATATTTCTAATTTGTTTCCATCAGCGTAATAAGCAGTATAAACGCGCAAAACGTCCCTTAGCGAATTATTTGGTAACCCTTGTGTTTGTGTTGCCCCTGTAACTAAGTTTGTGTATTTTGCTTTAAATGAAGTTCCTGTTTGAACCATTATAAACCCCGCCCGATAATCTATATTTGTTGAAGGGTCTTCATTATAATCGTAGGCATATAAATACGTCCCTTCATCGTGTAAAATATCGTACGCTAATTCGTAATTATATTCGTCTTCGTAATAACCAAAGCCGTCAAACGCCTTATATGTCGTTTCATCTAAAAGCGTGTACGAACCTTCATCTAATTTATACCGCTTTACTTTTACGTTAGCAAATTGCGTGTTTTGAGAAGCAGAAAAAATATTATAAGGGGTTTGCCTTACGTTCCAAGTTATATATTCTCGTATGTAAGGACTTATATTATAAAATGTTTTAATATTATTAGTTGCAGGGATTAATTTAGTAAATACATATTGCGGGTTTGCGGGCGCTGCCCCAGTGCCATTCCAAATAAACAATTCTAATTTACTACCCTCTTGCCCTGATTCGGATATTTCTATTATGTAGGGTGAACGTGCAAAAATACTCATTTTATATTTTTTAAATTTTGTGTTAATATTTCGTTTAAAAGCTGTTCGGCATCTAATCCGTATTTTTCTATTAACGTATCGGGTAAAGTTTTGAAGGCAGCTTCAAATGGCTTAGTAAAAAATAAACTTGGTTTAATCCCTTCTTTAAATATTGTTCTTGCTATTGCAAACTGTAACCCTTTTCTACTTTGAAATTTACCGCTTGTGCTACGTGGTGCTATTCCTTTACGTACCATCCATTTATCAAATGCGCTGGGTGGCGGCATTTTAGTTTTATATGAATAAGGGGTGTTAAATTTTTTTTGTGTTCCTGAAACTCCTTTGTCTTGAAAATTACCGTATGCCTCCATTTCAAAATAAACGCCTATTGAATTTTGCATTTCTTTTACTTCGCCTTTTATTGAGTTGCTTAATTTACCGCTTGTATCCTTGCCCATTTTTTGTAAATTCGCCTTTGCTTCAGCAACTACTAAATCACGAAATTGTTGTAACGCTTTTAATCTTTCACTCATTAGCAAACAGTCATATCGTTAGAAACTAAAATATCAAAAGTCATAGTCCACCCCGCTAAATAATTTTCAAATCTTTCAGAAAACGGCTCGCAGTTTGGGTTATTACCTACTTGAAAAGCATCAGTATATAAATCGCCCCTTCGTAAATTTTCATACAACCTATTTAATACAGAAATCATTGTATTTAAAACGTATATCTCATTATTATTACCGTCGAAAATATTTACGTCTTCGTCTTTTGATATATTTACAATATCCATAGCAATAACAGAAACATTAAAGCGTATTACGTTATTTTCAAAAGTCGCACTGTTAACTATAATATGCGCTAAGGGAAATATTGTTTGCTTAGATAAATCAACTGAAAAAATATCGCCTTGCGTAACCGTGTTTATTAATTGGTCGTTTTCCAAGTTACTTTTTAACGTGTCAAGTATCGTGTAATAATTAGCCATTGCGTCGTATTCTTTTTAATTCGTTATTTTCTATTTCTCTTTTTTGCCTTTCGTATGTTAAATATGTTAAACACTTTTTAACTCCCAATCGGGTAACTTCATCAAACTTTGTAACGTCTCCTTGAGCAAGTGCGTAGATTGAATTGTACCATCCCCAGCGTTTATTAAATTGCGTTCTTTCGCTAAAGTCATTAATTTCTTGTTCTTCTGTATTTCCGTCTCCAAATAAGTAAGCGTACGTTGTACTAATTCGCTTCCTAAAGTCGAAAAAAAAAGCGTTGCCCCTAAAACAATATTTAAAGGCGCATATTTCATCGCTTCAGAAAATTCTTCTGTGCCAGTATATTGAAATATTTCGTATCTGTCTTTTAATTTTTTTGTTATAGGTCTATACATAACCGCCATTGCTTTGTGAAAATTCTCAACACTGGTTATATTAGTTTCTAAGTCAATATATTCGCCAAAAGATATTTCTTCTAAATTTGGAATAAAACCATATTCTACGTCCCTTATTTTAAATTTATGTTTAAAGGTTGGTTTCTCTTTAAATACATCGTTTAATCTTTGCACTATATTTTCAACGTCTGTAAATTTTATTTTTACTACGTCTTTTATATGTATCCCGCAAAATATTTCAATAGTTTTTTGCGCTATTAATTCTTGATCGTTAGACGATTCAACTAACTTCATAAATTTTTGATAATTTAATAAAGGTATTTCATTTAACGAAGTAGGTATTATAATTTCAGCTTTCATTATTTAATTAACTTATTATTTGTGTTTTTGTAGTATGAAGATATTATTATAGTAATTTAATATTACCAAATATTATATTTACCATAATTTGAGTTTAATCCTAATGTTTCCATTTCGTGGTAACGTAACGCGTCAATAGCGTGATTAAAATGAGTTATAGGTTTATTTAGTCTTGCCCCTGTTTTGTCGGTGTCCCAACAATACGAACGTAATTCTTTAATTAAATTAACGCTTTTAACAGTAACTAAATATTCTTGACGCTGCATAACATCAATTCCGTAGTTTATTGAATCTTTGCCTTTTGTAACACCTTTAATCGTTATTCCGTAGCGTCTTATTTCTTCTATTGATTTTGGTTCAGCACTATCAGCGTAAACGGGTATATTATTTGGTAATTGCTTTGCAATATCACTATTTAACATTCCAGTTTTATAAACTAATTCGTTTATAATTCGTGTTCCGTTATAATTGTAAACTTCGATTATTGCAGTAGGGTCGTTAGTATATCCAAAGTCTAATCCAATACCTATTAATTTAGCGTCGTAAGGTACGCTATTAATTTGTTTCCAATTATTAAATATAACGCCCTCAAGCATTCCTATTTCGCCAAGCCCGTAAACCTTCCACCAATTTGCCCAATAAGACGACGTAGCGGCTTTGTCGCG